TATGGGTGTGTCGTCGCCTTTGACGCGCATACCCCGAGTCTTGAAGCCACCGGGCAAGTTAGATAGCGTGCCTGCATCAACCAATTGCCGGATCAGTGAGGTGCCGCTCTTCGCAAACGCACCAATCAAGTGGATTAACCCGAAGCAATAGAACCCAAACCCGGGCACGTACCCGTAGTGCACAAAGTGTTGTCTCGGTTGGTGCGTCTTGTCACCCTCGTGCCAGTTGCGTCGGATAGCCAGTACCTGATTAGACCCTTTCTCAAGTGTCACCACGTAAGGCAGTGCGATGCCCGTAGCTTCACCGTCGTCCTCGTGCTCAAATCCCTTCAGGTCCAAGTGGACGTGCATCTCCATTATCTTGTAGCGGTCATCACTGCTAGCCCTGAAGCCCATCCGCTCCGCAATCTTCTTCTCGACTTCATCAAACACGTTGTCAGGAGTACCAAGCTCGATGTCTCGGTAAAACCCTGCATGCTGCAGGCGCTTGAGGTCGTTCTCAGTCTTACGCATTACATGCGTTACCCGCTCAGCCGAGGCCAAATCACTCGCACCGTAGGGCACCACGAGGTCTTCCGCAGGCACAAACATAGACACCTGCCGGTCAATATTGGGGTCGTAATAGACCTTCTTGAACGCATTACCTGCCAGCCCAAGGCCCCACAACATGCGCTCATGCTCGGGGCGAAACTCCTTCATGACATCGGTCAACTGGTAGTTCATGTCCTCCTGCACGCGCTCCGCCGCTGCCTTCTTCTCAGGCGTCTCTCGACCAACAATCTTAGTCTTGACGGGGCCCGAAGCGGGAAATGTAGCCATCATGGTCTCAGACTGGAACTTGACCAGAGCTTCGGACAATAGCGGGTGGTAGACCCCGCATGCACCTTCCCACGGCTCGGTGCGTTCTTCAAACTTCATACCCAGCAACTCAAGCCCATCTACATAGGTCTGGAGCCAGTCTCTACGGGACGAGTTGTCATCTTCATAATCTGACAGCAGGTCGCTGGCCAAAGACTCAAGCTCACGCTCGTCCATGTGCTCCGCAATATTTGCGTCAAACTCATCCCCCTCGTCGCTGTCATCAAGCATGAGCACCGGCATACCATCTATGCCAATCGTCACGCTCTCAGGGTCCTCAATTTCAATCTCGATCTCGGGCATGGCAGCATCTTCTGCCTCCATGTCTTCCAAACTTCTAGGGGCTGCGTACAGCGACTTGTCGATAGCCATGGATTACCTCAGTAGTATTCGCGCTTACGCTTAGCGCGGGGTGCGTCAGGTTCGTCGGATTCCAGTCGGATAAAACCACCCTTGCGATAGCGCAGCAGGGCCTGAGACATGGAGTCCACCATGTCGTCGTGCTCCCCGGAGGGGAAAGAAGCCACCTCTTCTACAAGCTCCTCAGCCCATCGCGTATCTGGCACCCACACCCGACCGCTAGCAAATAGATCAGCCACGGCATTTAGCCTAGCTATCTTGTCATTACCCCGGCTTGGCGTGAACTCCTGCACGGGTATACCCATCGCCCGCAACTCAAAGATCAAGGGAGACCCCGCCGCTTTAGCCTCTACAATACAGGCGTCCGGTTGCCACTGCTGAAACTCCTCATAGGCCCGAACTTTAAGCTCCGGGAACTCCATGCGCTTCTTGAACGAGTTCAGCAAAATGATATTGGACTGGGGCCTGCCCTGATCGTCGTCCAGATAAAACACACCCCACGTAGTGCACGCGCTGTAGTCGGAGCGTTCCGTTTTAAGAAACGCCGTATCCCATGACTGGATAAGGAACTCGCACTCGGGCGCACGTTCTTCTTCCCACAAACGCCACCACTCCCGCTTGACGATAGCCGACACGTCCGATGTCGGGGCCTGCATATACTGCGCCTGCCACTTGGGTACGGGAAGCTCGCGCTTGAGCGCTTCCAACTCCTCCAGCTTCCAAAACTCAGGCCATAACGGGTTGCCTGACGGCAATATGGCAGGGAACTCAATCACCCGCCACTCCTCACCGTCCCTAGTGGACGCAGCCTTAACCACCTGCCCTGTTAAATCCCGCTTAGACCACCGAGTTTGCACAATAACTATAGAGCCACCCGGTTGCAGACGCTGCCTCGGGCCGGAGGTGTACCACTCGTAGGTTTTGTCGTATATCTCGGGGTTTGTCTCGGCTAACGTGGCTTCCTGCTCGCTATGGGGGTCGTCAATGATGAGCAAATCGGCCCCTTTTCCAGTAACCGCGCCCCCGATTCCGATGGCAAAGTATTCGCCAGCCTGGTTAGTAGACCAGCGGCCCGCTGCTTTAGAGTCCGCTTGTAGCGCCACAGACGGAAACAAGTCTCTATAGCGATCCGAGTCCACCAGATTTCGCACCTTGCGACCAAACCCAACGGACAACTCCGCCGTGTGCGCTGTCTGGATAATTTTCTTGTCCGGGGCTAGTCCTAGAAACCACGCAGGTAACAAGTAGGAGGCGAACTCGCTTTTGGTATGGCGAGGCGGCATGTTGACGATCAGGCGCTTTATACGACCAGCAACCACATCCTCAAAAGCCCGGGCCATCTTCTCATGGTGCCTGCCGTGGATAAAATTAGGCCAGACATACTTAACAAAAGCCATGAAATCAGTGCGCACAGCCTGCTGCGTCTTGGCACGACGCGCTTCAGCTATAAGTGCCCCCACTTTTTGTTGGGCAGCCGGGGGCAGGTTGGGCAGGGCTGCTTCTGCAGCGGCGAGAAGGTTAGGCGTCACTCAGACGCTCCACATCTAGGGATGCCCCCTCGTGAACTTGGGTGGGCCCCTCGTGAACTTGGGTGGGCCCCTCGTGAACTTGGGCTGTTCCAAACTCGGCATCAAGGTCTAATTCCGCTACTGAAGCACGCTTAATCTCGGATTCCAAGGGGGTTACGTCAATAACTTCGCCTGAAAACAACTCTAAAGTGCGTTTTAGGTCGGTCTCGATGTCACTAATGGACCTATGCGTCACGGTTATATCCACGCGATCATTGAAAAGACCCACATTAGATAGGCGGCCTAGGTTTTCCAGCGCTTTCAGCCTGATTCTAGGGTCCTCGTCGGTCGATTCAATGATGAAACGGTTGGTTATGTAGTTACGCAGCCGCCTACTTACGTCCAAAACCTCGTGATCCCACTCAGTTAGGATGGATTCCAAGTGCACGATAGAGCCGGGGGTGGCTATTTTATTGTGCACCGGCTTACCAGCCGCAAAAGCTAGCCTCGCTTCAGACCTATCACTATCCGTGACCTCTACATCTAACCCATGTCTGGTCAATTCCTCGACCGTATTAAACATCAGGCGAGCTTTTGCACGGAAGTCAGCTACTTCTTCCGGATTTGTATCGAGAGGCAGGGGTATCCCGACTTCGGGAGTGGCGACTATAGGCATTCAGCACCGGCTGTGTCGGGGCGGCGGCGGCAATTCCGCCGCCCGCAGCGTTTGTAGCTAAGCGAGGTGGGGATTAATCTACCTACAATAACATAAATAAATAGGGGGCTACAACCTATTTGGGTCCCCTTGACGGGGGGTGTTCCTATAAACGCGGGGCAGATGCGGTCTGGAAAAATATAGACCCCCCGGGGGTATGCTTATATAAATTAGTAGGGTGGGTTAAATTATAAGTGAGTGGTGGGATGAGCAGATTAGTATGTATGTAGCGCTGCGGTTCCATCGTTTTAGATTTGGGGGGTCGGGGTCGGCTCAGCCCGTCTGGGTAAACACGTTTATATATTGACATAGTACTAGATTGTGTTAGTATTAACCCATCAGCGCAATACCGCGACTGATATAACAACACGGGGAACACACATGGGCACAAAACAAGTTTCAATAATTCCGAATGCTGTAGTTATGGCCGTCAAAGTCGCTATATCGGCGTCTGTAGCATCCGATAATAAATGGCAGCAGTTGGGAACGGTTGTATTAGATCACTACGGCACGCGGGAAGCGCTGGAAACGATTAGGGCCGAATTTATTGTCGGGGCTATTGTCCCGGCGGTACCTGCTAAGACACGGCAGGCGCTGATGCAAGACATCCCGCGCAAGGTGGCCCATGCGGACGATGAATTTGGTGGCGCTCGAAAAGAAAAAGAGGTTGCGAGAGCGTACGTTCATGAAATGTATAAACGGGTACTCCAGTATGCTTTTCCTCAGGACGGCACTAGCAAAGGCCCACAAGAGTCGTCAAAAGATGCCTGCTTGAAGATTGTAGAAAAGCTTACTGCGATCTTGAATCTCGCACAAAGGGAGACGCTGCGGGTCGATGCCGTGAAAGGGTGCGCGCTGCTGAGCGCCACGATAGCCCACTTCGCAGGGAGCGCTGCCACCGCCACCGGCAAGTAACCCGCAATCCCTCGACAGCCTCGATCCTCACGGATCGGGGTTTTTTTTCGTCCAGATTTTGCCGAGCGCGAATCGTGAGGATCGGGGTTTTTTTTCGTCCAGATTTTGCCGAGCGCGAATCGTGAC